TCCGCCTCCGGCCACACGTACTCGCCCGTCTCCTGGTTGAAGACCGGTGCGCCCGCGGCGGGCCGGGAGAAGCGGACGGTGTCGAGGAGGATGAATCCCTCGAGGAACGCGGCAACCGAGGACAGGTCAAGTCCCGCCATGTCAGCTCGCCTTCCCTTGGGCCCAGTCGGTGAGGGTGGCGAGCATCGCGCGCGCGGTGGCGCCCTGCCCGCCGCCGTAGTCGGCCCGGTTCATTGCGGCCTGGTCCAGGAGGACGGGGTCGACCTCGGCAAGGAACGCGGCCACCAACTCACCCGGGCTCTTAGAGACGCCGACCGCGACGCGGGCCAGGCCCTCCCACACGACGCCGTCGGTCTGTCGGGTGTGCAGCACGAGGGTGGGCAGCTGGTCGGCGATGGAGTGGTGCAGGGTGTAGCCGGTGACCTGGCCGGCGGGCATCGGTGTGCCGTCCAGGGTGATGGTGGCGCTGCCTGGCTGCGCGTCGATGCGGACGCCGTGGGCCTGCGGTTCGGAGGGAGTGTCGGTCACGCTTCACCTTCCTCCTGGGAGGTTCCTTCGCCGGCAGTTTCGGGGTCGGCCGGGAAGGGGACTTGGAGAGGCACCGTGCGCTGAAATGCGACGGCTTCTCGGGTGATGAGGTTGACCTCACGGTGGCCGTCGGGGTGCTCGTAGTACTGATGGAAGACGATGACGTCGATCAGCCAGGGAACCCCGCCCTTGACCGTGCCGTTCGGTACGGCGAGGACGAACACGGGCCGGGTGGAAACGACCTGCTGGGGGTCAATGCCGTTGGCCTCAAGCCAAGCCACGATGAGCTGACGACGCTCTTCGGTGGGGACGCCGTATCCGGCGTGGACTGCCTGCGTGTCGGGCGGGATCACAGGTGGGCTCCCGATCGGATTTCAGTGCGGCCAATGAGGTCGAGACGAGGCAGAAACTCCCTCTGGCAGTGGGCGTGTGCCACGGCGTGGGCCAGAGCGTCCTGGACAGTGCGCAGGGTGCGGTTGGCGCGGTCCGGGTCGGAGTGATTCAGCCAGCCGCAGTCGGCGCCATCACGGACCTCCAGCCACTCGGTGCCGAGTTCGTCCAGGGCGGTGCGGGCGGCCGCCGTGTTGGCGGTGGTGACGGCCTGCCAGGTGACGGCAGCGCGCGCCCACGCCTCCACCGGGTGCCGGGCGTTGTTGGCGTAGATGACCGTGTTCAGGGGGTGGTCGCGGCGCAGCTGGTCGGTGTTGACGCGGCCGGTGGTGTCGCGGGAGGCATCCTGGGCGGCGCGCAGGAAGGCGCGGGCCCGGCGCAGCGCCTCCTGGATGCGGCCGGTGAGGTCGGAGTAGTACTGCGCGGATGCGGTGGTGATGGCGGCGCGGTGCCGGTCGGTCCACGTGAACAGGCTGTTGGGCCGGTCGGCGTTGTCGAGGAGGGTGAAGGCGCCCTCGCGGTAGATGAGGGGCAGGTCGGTGGAGGCCCATCGTTCTGCGAACGCTCCGGCGGCCCGACTGAATGCGGCGAGGCTGGTGTTGAACACTGCGATTGCGGCGCGCACGCGGCGGCTGACGCCGTTGCGGGTGGGCGGGATGGTGGCCAGCGCGTTCAGAAGGCGGGTCTGCGCGATGGTGAGGATGTTCCAGGCGTCGCGGAGCCGTCCGACGGCTCCGGTGATGTAGGCCAGGAGGCGGGATCGGAGGCTGCGGCCGCGCCGTATCTGGGTGGTCATCGCCGGGGCCGTTCGCGCAGGAACAGCACGCCGAGCGTGGTCCCGACAGTGGTGTCGGTGCTGTCGTCGGCCGGGGCGGTGGGGTCGTCGGGTGCGGTGGGGATTCCGGCCTCGAGGCCTGCGATCTGACGTTCGAGGGCCTTGATGTTCTCGGCGAAGCCGACCCCGACAACGCTGGACACGTTGACGGTGGCGGGCTGCTGCAGGAACGCGGCGAGCCGGCCGCGGAGGACCTCGAGGGCGACCGCGCGGGCGGTGCCGAGGCGGGCGTAGCGGGCGGCGAGGTCGGCGGTGGGGGTGGTCTCGCCGAGCTGGGCCAGGAGCCACGCGGTTACGGCGGCGTCCATGTCGGCTACCTCCTGGAAGCTGGGGTGGGAAGGGGTACGCGTGCGGGCCCGCCGGGTGGCGCCCCCACCACGTGGTGGCGGGCCCGCATGCGCTTTACTCGCCGCTGTCGCCCTCTGCAGCGGCGGCCCGGCCCCGAGCCGGCGCGGTGGCCGCCTTCTTCGCGGCCGTCTTCTTGGCCGCCGGGGCGGCCTGCTTGGTGTCCTTCTCGCCGTCACCGTCGCCGGAATCGGCCTTGCCGTCGTCGCCGGTGTTCTCGGCGGTGCTGGGCAGCTTCCCGTCCTCCCATGCGTCCGGGTTGGTGACCAGGGCCGCAAGGCGCGGCTCGGGCTCCTCTCCGGGCAGCAGGAGGACGGTGCGGTGACGCTCGGGGTCGCGGACGTGCACGGCCTTGATCAGCTTTGCCATGGCAGGTCAGCCCCCGAGGACGGTTGCCGAGATGTGGATGTCCGGCACGTAGAGCACCGGCATGCCGATCGCGGCGCCGCGGGTGTAGATCTGCACCGGGTTGTCGTCGACGTGGGTGACGACGACGATGCCCGGGGCTTCCTGCCGGGTGAGGGCCGGGTTCGTCCCGGAGGTGAACTGGGCCGCCTCGCGGGTGACGCCGAACTGGGTCTGCGCCCACTCGGAGGCCGGGACGTCGGGGATCATGATCCACTTGTTGTCCGGGATGACCCGCTGGTAGGTGTCGTCGTTCCACACCTGCACGTCGTAGATGACGATGGGCGGGAGCCCGAAGCGGGCGCGGACGGCGTCGACTTCCGGCGGAGACAGGGTCGTGCCCGGGTTGTTGGCGGCGTTCTGCCCGTAGAAAGCGACCTGGTACTCGGCGTTGGAGGCGAGCAGGGCCCGGGCGCGCCGGGAGGTGAGGACCTCGCGCGGGGCGGGGGCGCCGGAGTCGATGAGGTAGTCGATCCAGGCGCGCTCATCGGACAGGGGGGTGGCGGTCGGCTGGTCCCACAGAACGGCCGCGGTCGGCATGTTCGCGGCGGGGACGTTCCAGTCGACGTCCAGGCCGAGGCCGGGCAGGTCGACGGTGCCGGTGGCCAGGAGCTGGCCGGCGGCGAGTTCCTGCGCGGTCTGGATGGACTCCACGTGCCGCTCGACGTCGCCGTAGAGCAGGTCGATGTAGGCCTGGGTGTTGGCTCCGCGGCCGACGTCCAGGAGGATCTGGTCCATCTCGGAGACGGCGAGGGTCTGGCCGAGGGCGGGCAGCATGCCCTCGTTGACGACTCGCTCGGCCTGCCGCTTGGCCATCGCGGTCGGCGCGTCGTAGGCCCGGAACTTCGCGGCGTTGACGCGGCGCTTCGCGCTGGTGGTGCGGAACTTGACGCCCTGGATCTGCGTCTCCGGGAGGACCTCGCGGGTCAGCCGGTAGTTCGCGGGTGTGTCGATCTGGCGGGCGAAGACGGTCAGGTCGGCCGCGTTGGTGTCGGCCAGGAGGAGCTCGAGAGCTTCCATTGGTATCGGCTCCTTCTGTTACCGGTAGTGGATGTTGACGCCGGGCGCGGTCGCGGCGACGTCGGTGGGGTCGAACGGGATCGGGCACTTGTCGGCGAAGACCTCGCCGTACCAGAGCAGGGCGCCCGATGCCTTCGTGGAGCCGGGGTTGAAGCTGATCTCGGAGACCAGGAACCCGGCGAGGACTTCGGTGCCGTCCGACGCGGAGGCGCCGCCGCCCGCGGTCGTGGTGGCGATCGCCACGGCGGGGGTGCTGCCTCCGGTGAGGGAGGCGGTGGCGGTCATCGCGGGCTGGTCGTCGCCCAGGTACTGGCCGCCGAACGTGACGACGATCGCCGTCCCTGGGTGGGGGCCGCCGGACACCGCGACGTCACCGACGTTGATGTTCGACAGGGCCTCGAGGGCCGTCTTCACCTGCGCGGCGGTCGCGTTGTAGGGGATGGCCGCGGTGGTCTGCCCGGACCAGGTCAGCGTGTACGTGCCGCCGGTCGGCGCGCCGGTGATGGTGACGGTCTGGACCTCGGACCGCGGGCCGGAGTACGGGGCGTACAGGCCGGACGCGGTGACCTTGCCCAGCGGGATGCCGGACTTCATCACGTTCCGGTTCTGGAACAGGGGGTTCGCCGACACCGCGTAGTGGGTGCCCTGGGTGAACTTGGTCAGATCGAGCGCGATGGTGTTGGTGTCCTGGACTCCTACCAGGGACGCGAGCCACGGCCGGTCGGCGGTGACACTGTCCGTGTAGGAGTAGGGCTGGAAGTCGTTCACGGCCTTCTCCTCAGGAAAAGCGGTGTGCGGTGACAGCTGCACCCGCTCGGGTGCGCGTCCACGAGGAGGAGGGCGTGGTCCCAAAGTCCCTGGCCGGGTGGCCTGGGTGGTCTATGCGGTGGCGCGCTGGTGTCCGCGCAGCTTGGCCATTTCGCGGCCGCGGTCGCCGGGCTTGCCGGTTGCGCTCTGGCGGGAGGGCGGTCCTCCGGCGGGTGCGCCGCCGGGAGCCGGGGGAAGCTGAGGAGCGGTCGGGTCGGTGGCGGGGGTGACGCCGAAGAGTTCGGGGCGGCGTTCCTTCAGCTTGGCCGCCGCGTCGGCGATGGTGGCGTCGTCCGCGTCGTCGGCGACACGCAGCAGGGCCGCAGCGTCTTCGAGGTCGACTCCGGTGGCGCCGAGGCCGACGAGGACGGCCCGCTGGTTGGCGGCCCGCTCCCGCGCGATGGCGGCCCGTTCCCGGGCGTCCGCGGCGGCTTCCCGGTCGGCGAGCGCCTTCTCCCTCTTCTGCTGCTCGGAGAGGGAGTCTTCCTCCGCCTTGCGGGCGGCGGCGATGAACGCCTCGGCGTCCTCGATGCTGTTGAAGCCGTGCTTCTCGGCGAACTCCTTGGCCGCGGACCGCTTGCCCTGGGCCTTCTCCTTCGCGGCGAGCGCTTCGACTTCGGCCTGGGTGAAGGTGCGCTGGGCGGGCGGGCCCGGCTTGGGAGGATCGGCGGGCGCCGGGTCACCGGCCGGAGGCGTGGGCGGGTCGCCGCCGTCGTTGTAGAAGACGGCGAGACCTGTGAGGCCGGTGTAGGGGCGGGCCCATGCCGTGGGGTCGGCCGGGTGTTGGCGGTGCTGCGCGGGGCGACGCATCAGTGCTAGTCCTCCCATGGACTGTCCAGGCCCCGCGCCTGAGATCAAGGAGAGCACAGGATTCGTCACGCGTTGCCCCCGGTCCCCTGCTGCCCCTGTGGGTCGGTGTTCTGGGCCGGGTCGCCGGCGGCTGCTGGAAGGCCGGGGAGGGTCGGTTCGGGCGGTGTGGGGTCGGGGTTGAGGCTGATGCCGAGGAAGTTTCCGACGGCTCCGGTGTCTCCGGTGGCGTCGGCCAGGGCGCGGGCCTTCTCGAACTGGCGGGCCTGGATACGGTCGATCTCTTCCGCGGTGTCGTCGATGGGGAACCCGGCCTCCATCAGCATCTTCACGCCGGTCTCCAGGGAGATGACGCCTCCGGTGACGCCGGTGGCGACCTGCTCGAGGACGGACGCCTTGTCGGTGGGCGTGTATGGGCCGAACACCAGCTTCGCGGGCAGGACGTGCACGCCTGCCCAGTCGGGATGTTGTCCGGCGAGGTGGAGGCGCTGCACCATCTTCAGGAGCAGGGCGTACTTGTGGTCGCGGGCCAGGCGCATGCTGCCGATGAGGGAGTCGAGCGGCCCGAGGCTGATCTGCATGGCGAACCCGGAGGGCACCTTGGACGGGTCGAGGGTGCCGAGGGCGACGGCGGGCAGCCGGGCGACGTTCGCGGCCCGGTCGGCGAGGTCGTGGCGGTGCTCGCGGAGTTCGCGCAGGGCGGGGCTGGTGTCGACGGTGTAGAGGCGGCCGTCCTGCCCGAGCTTGAGGACGGCGCCGGGGCCGATCTGGTATTCGCTGCGTTCGGTGCCCGCACCGGCGATTCCGATCATCGGCAGGCCGGTGGTGGCGGACGCGCGCGCGGAGTCGGTGTCGGAGCCCTGGAGCTCGTCGAACACCTGAAGGACTTTCGCGAGGGATGACTGGCCCCAGTGCTCCTCTGCCGGGGGCACGGTGTTGGGGACGTGGAGGACCGGAATGAAGTCGATCATCAGGTCCAGGCGGTCCAGGACCTCGCCGTCGCCGCGGATCGCGAACGTCGCCAGAGAGAGGGGCAGGGTGTCGACGTCAATGTCGCCCTTCAGGTCCCCGATCTCCCACGTCGCATCCGTCAGGTAGCAGGTGAGGGCGGACGGGCCGTCGTTCCACGCGTACTGGCGGGTGATGGCGCCGCTGGCCGGGTCGATGACGTCGCCGCGGCCGATCGCGGGCACAATCTCACCGTCCGGGCCCTCCGCGGTGACCGGGGCGCGTACAGCGCGACGGCCGGACTCGTCGACGCCGGTCGCGGTGGCCGGGCCGATGGGCGCAAGTTCGTAGGTGATGCGCCGGATCCTCGGCTTCAGGCCGCGCTTGGGGTCCTCGGGGAGCTCCCACGCGAAGTGGACGCGGTCGGGGTATTCGCCGGCGTCGTCGTCCTCGCCGATGACGGGAAAGTAGAAGCCGGGGTCGGTGACGCGGAGAGTGACGCGCTGCTTGCCGGGGTCCCAGGCGAGCCGGTACACGCCGTCTCCGAGACAGACCGCTTTACGTTCGGCCTGCTGCATCCGCATCGGCAGCAGTTCATCCTCGGCCCAGGCGCGCAGCAGGTCCTGGACGTGTTCGGCGGCCGTGGCCTGCGGGTCGGGCTGGCCGCTGCCGTCATGTTCGGCGCCAGCCACGGTGATGTGCTGCTCGCGGCCCAGGACGTGCGACATCAGGGTGTCGATGAACATGCTGGGGTCGCCGAACTCGCGGCGCTCCCGGGCGTCGGGTCCGTCGATGACGGCGGCGATCTCGGCAGCCTGGTTGTTGTCGTAGGCGGCGAGCATCTTGTACGCGGCCAGGCGGCGCTGGTCGGTGTCCGGTACCCACATGGCCTGGGATTCGGGGAAGACCCGCCGGCTGGGCATGCCCAGGTTGTCGCTGAAAACGGGCTTGTAGTTCAGCCACGACCAGCCGTCGATGATGAGCGCCCTGGCGGTCGCGATGAGGCCCACAGAGTTCCCTCCGTCTTCAGGCCCCGCGCCTAGTGATCAGAGTACGGGCTGGGCGGGGTCGGCTTCCCCCGGCTGTGCGGGCAGGAGACGCTTGCCGCCGTCGTAGGGGATGGCGAACCCGTCGGTGAGGAGGTCGACGTTCAGGGTCCGCTCGCCCGCTGTGATCGTGCCGAGGAGCCTTCCGAACTTCTCCTTCTTGTCCTTGATGGTGCGCAGGACGAAGTCGGGGCCGTTCTGGGCGAGCCACTGGGCGGTGTAGGCGGTCGCGTTGTCCCCGGAGAGGGTGCCGTGCTCGGGGCAGTTCACGCCGGCGAGGCGGATGCGCTCGCTGATGCGGATGTCGAATCCGAGGTCCACGTCCAGATCGACGGTGTCGCCGTCGACCACGCGGATCAGGCGTGCGGAGTACTCGTACATGGTGTTCTCCAGGGGTTATCGGCGCCCGGCCAGGCGCTGGTCGGTGTAGTTGGTGGTCCCGAGGCCCTGCGTGGCGGGGTCGGCGAGCTCGGTGAGGGCGTGGACGGCGGCGTCCATGCGGTCCGGGGAGTCCATTCCGGGCAGCCACGTCACCATCTGGCCCTCGAGCTCGGTGAACTCGCCAACGTGGTGGATCTTCCCCTGGCGGTACAGCTGGGCGATGGGCTCGGCGCGGAGGCGTTTGCCCTGCTTGGCGTGGACCTCGATGACCGACGGCATGAGTAGGCCCTTGGTCTGGCCTTCGCGTTGGAGTTCCGTCCATGCCTGGCTGACGATCTGCCGGGCCATGTCGCCGCCGAAGTTGTTCTCCACGATGATCGCGTCCGCCTGGCGTTCGATGGCCAGCAGGCAGACCTCGGTGCCCCAGGTGTCGGCGCCCATGGTGCGGGAGCGGTCGTCCAAGACGTAGAGGTGGCCGTCGCGGTCGCGGGCGGCGCAGACGAGGCCGACTTCGTCGTTGCGCATGGAGTCCCCGCCGGCGTGGTCGACGGCGACGATGATGCGGGTGGGTGTGATGCCGGGCCAGGCTTCGGGCTTGAGCCGGTTGCCGGTGATCCACGCCCACTTCCAGACGCCGCCTTCGAGGGGGCGGGGCTTTTGCTGGTAGAGGGCGTACCAGACGCGTTCGCCGACGCTCTCGCGGGTGTCTGCGAGCTCTTGTGCGTCGTACTGGGCTGGCCACAGGGGTTCGCCGATGGGGCGGTGGAGGGCGTCTTCGGTGCTGTCGGCGATGGCGGGCAGGTCGATCTGAAGCCAGCGGTGCGGCTCGTGCGCCAGTAGCCGACCGGACAGGTCGTCTTCATGCCACCGCGTGTTGATCACGATTATGGAGGCGCCGGGGGCACGTCGGGTGAAGAACACGGACCGGTACCACTCCCAGACGCGGTCGCGTTGGGCGGGGCTGGAGGCGTCGTCATGCCCTTTGAACGGGTCATCCACTATGCCCAAATTAAACCCTTTGCCCGTAAGTGCGCCTCCGACGCCCGCGGCAACCAGGCCACCCCGCACGGACGATCCGCGCTTCTGCTCCAGGTCGAACCGGTTGGCGGCACGTGATCCGGGGTGCAGACGGACCCCCAGGCTTCCGGTGTACTCGTGGAGCTGGTCGCGGACCCATCGGCCGTGGTCTTCTGCGAGGCTCGCTCCGTGGCAGGCGATCATGATTCGGTGTTCCGGGTGACGCCGCAGGTACCAGAGAGGCCCCCACCGTGAGGCTCTCTGACTCTTGCCGTGCCGGGGAGGCATGGTGATCATCACCTGCAACCGCTCCCCCGCGGCGATGCGCCGGAATGCCCCGTCAATGAGGTCCAGGTGGGCGGCCTGCTTCTCCCGCCCTTCGGTGAGGACCGCAGCGAGCGCACCCGGTGAGCGGTCCATGGCGATCTGCCGCTCGATGTGCGCCAGCTTGAGGCGGAGTTCCGGGGTGGCGCGTTCAGCGACGCGGCGGCGCTGGCCAGCGGGCAGGCTGCGGTATTGGGTGAGCAGCGCTGCTTCCCGGTCAGGCGTCGCTGTCGTCATCCTCGTCCTCTTCGCCGTCCTCCAGGTCCTCGTCTTCATCGTCGGAGTCGTGGGCGAAGGCGGGGATGTCGGCGTTCTCCTGGTCAGAGATGCCGATGAGTGCGGTCAGTTCGGAGAGTTCGCCGCCGCTGAAGGGGATGGCGCCGCCGTCGGGGCCGGAGATCTCGGTGCGTACGGGGACCTTGACGCCCATCAAGTCGGTGAGGTCGGCGATGAGCTTGCGGGCCTGCTCGGAGGCTTTGACGTCGCCGGTGATGGCGTCGGGCCAGACCGCGGTGAGGAGTTCCTCGAGGCGGGAGGACTGGAGTTGCCGGTACAGCTCAGCTTCCTGGATCTCGAGGTCGCGGGCTTTGCGGCAGGCTCGGGTGAGGTCCTTGGACGCGGTAGCGCGCGAGATGCCGAGCGCTGCGGCGATGTTGGTGACCTTCTCGCCTGCGATCTTCCGTCGGAGGATTTCGGCGCGGCGTTCCGAGGCTATGGCTTGCTGGGCTCGAGAGGCTGGCATGGCGGTGGGGCTCCCGCTTGTGTGGTTGTCAGGCCCCGCGCCTGTGACGAATGATCCACGATTTGTGTCTTCCCGTTCCCCTGGGGCGGGTTGGGCGGGATGCTGCCCGGCATGAGAGAGATGCGCAGGCGGGGGTCCGCGGCTGCTGTGGTGGCTGCGGTGTTGGTGCTGGCGTTGGGCGCGTGCAGCGGTGGCGGGAAGCCGGATCGGCCTTCTGCGACCGTCACGGCGACGGCTACAGCCACGGTCGATAGAGCGGCCGCACGGAAGGCGTGTGTGGACGCGTGGGTGAAGGCGCTGGACGCGGGTACGGCGGACGCCGATCATGAGCCGGCGGTGTGTGGCCAGGTGCCGGGGCAGAGCGCGGAGATGTATGCGGAGGCGCTGCTGGAGCACAACAGGGCGAACCGTGAGCGGATGGACGACTGCCTTGCGGATCCGTCCTGTACTGAGATGCCCATTCCGTAGTGGTGCCGAGTGGGGTGCTGGCTTGGGCGTGAGTCGGCCCCAGCACCGGGGGGATTCGGTGTCGGGGCCGACGTGTGCTCGGGGCCGGGGGGGATGGTTCCCCGAGCGGTCTGGGGGTGTGTCGGCCCGGTTTGGGTCTCGAGTTGGGCGCGGGGACACCGGGGCTCGATCGCCTGTCCGGGCCGACACGTCTGATCGTGGCGTACGGGCCGCGGTTTGTCTGAGCTGCTTCCCCCGGGGTGCGGGTCACTGCCAGGGCGGGCGGCCGCCGTTGGCCCACTGGACGAGTACGTCGCCGTTGATGAGGCGGATGGGCGTGGGCAGCATCGCGTTGGTGTCGACGGCGGCGCGGGTGAAGTTGGCGGTGGTGACGATGGCGGCTTCGTGGCAGTGGTGGATGTCGCGGTAGACGCCGTTGGTGGTCTGGATGGTCTCGGAGCCGACGTTGTTGCCGGGACGGTATCGCTTGCACTGCACGAGGATGCGGCGTCCGTCGTTGAGGTGGACGAGGACGTCCATGCCGCGGTCGTTGGCCTGGCCTACGGCGGTGGCTCGGGCGACGGAGGGGTCCTTCTGGGCGAGTTCGGCGATGGCGCGTTCGAAGCGGGCCGGGGTCATGCGGTGGAAGGCGTCCAGGGTGCGGCGGCCGCGGGCGGGCAGCGCGGGTCGGTAGAAGCTGAGGCCGTTGATCCTCTCGATGAGCGGGGCGAGGCGGCGGGGCCGGACGGCGCGCAGGACGAGCAGGACGCCTATCAGAGCGAGCGTGGTGGCGGTGAGGACGGGCCAGGTCTTGGCGATGCCCATGAGAGTGATGGCGATGCCGGCCCACCACCAGCCGAGGCGGGGTAAGCGGCGCCGGTAGCGGGTTCGGGTGGGGCGCTTGGTGCGGCGGGTCGGGTTGTGGGTGGTGGCCATGGGGGTCTCCGGTGGTTAGCGGGCGGGCGGGAGTTGGTTGCGGGTGATGGCGACCAGACCTTTGGTGTCGGCGTTGATGGTGTTGGTTGTCTGGGTGATCTGGCCGCTGTAGTGGTTGTGGATGGTGGGCGGGGCGGCTTCGACGACGTCCTTGGCGCTCTTCATGAGGGACTTGAGGGCGAGGACGGGGAGGGTGAAGGCGGCGGGGATGCCGACGATGCAGCCGCAGACCCACGCGACGACGGTCGGGTTGGCGTGGCCGGTGGACCACAGGACCGCGCTGACAGCCCCGCCGAGGACGGCGGCGAGGACGCTGCTGGAGAGGATCGTGGTGTTGAGGTCGACGGCCTTCTGGCTCATGGGCGGCCGTCCGGGCTGGGTGACGGGCGGGGCGGTGCCGATGCGGGATCCGTCCTTCCAGGAGGGCACGTCGGGGTCGTCGATGCGGATGGCGGTGGGGGCTTGTGTGGCGATCTCGTTGACGGCGGCCATCAGCTGGTCGGCGTTGGCTCGGACGGCGGCGTCTCGGTGGCCCTGCCCGGCCGTGGTGGCGGTGGGCTTCTGGGGCGGCGCGGGCGTGGACACGGTTCGGGGTTCTCCTTGAGTGGGGTGGGCTAGTGGGTGGTGAGCTGGTAGACGCCGCGTTGGCCGGCGGGCTGGACGTGGCCTTCGGCGCGGAGTTCGCCCATGGCGTTGTTGACGGATCCGGCGGCGAATTCGTCGGCGAGGCGCTTGCGGACGTCTTTGAGGGCCGTGGGGCCGTCGGCGAGGACGTCGAGGATGCGGTCCTTGATGGTGCCGGTGGACGGCTGGTCGTCCTCGTCGGCGAGGGAGTCGACGATGGCCGGGTCGTAGTCGGTGGCCTCGCCTTCGTCGTCTCCGGCGAGGAGCTGCTCGGCGAAGGCCAGCCAGCGCGCGTACGACTCCTGGAAGACGCGGTCCTCTTCGGGGGTGAGGCGCGGGATGGGGGCGGACTCCATGAGGGCGATGAGGCCGGGGTAGGTCTTGTTCTCCTTGCGGGCGAACCAGGTGCGACCGAGGAACAGGCTGCCGCTTTGGATGAGGTTGGCCATGCCCGCGGTGATGGGCCCCTTCTTCGCTTCCTTGCCGTGGAAGGCGGCGTCGATGTCGCTGCCGGATCCGACCTTGAAGTGGCGGGGGATGGGCTCGGGGTAGACGCCGGGCGGGAGGACGCCGTCGGCGGCCATGTGCTGGGTGGTGCTGGAGTTGGTGCGGCCGAGCCAGACGGTGCCGTTCTTGGCGTTGGCGCGGATACGGTCCTTGTCGCCGAGGTCGGCGAGGTGGATGGACTGGGCGGCGAATCGGATGCCCTTGCCGAGCTTGCGGCCGGTGGCCTGGTTGTCGCCGACCAGGCCCGTGACCCACTTGCGGAACGGGCGGGGGACGGTGGCGTCGGCGGACAGGATCCGGTTGAGTTCGTCCAGGGTGTCGTTGGCGATGCGCCACGGCTGGCCGGGTTCGAATGAGCCCCACCCGTTGGCGGCGGAGATCTTCTCCCGGTATTTGCCGAGGTCGTTGGATGCGGCGAGGGTGGCGGCGGTGGCGGCGATGCCTTTCCCGAAGTGGTAGACGCGGCCGTCGGCCTCCGGAAGCGACATGCCGTCCTGGGCGTCCGCGACGATGCTGACGATGCCGTTGATGCGTTCGGCGGCCAGGATCGTCAGGAGGGTGACGGACTTGCCGGCGCCGGGGGCTCCGACGAACAGGTCGGTGATGGCGCCCATCTGTGGGTCGTAGAGCGGGATGCGGGAGGGCCTGCTGTCGTGGCGCAGGCCGAGGGCGATGGTGCCGTCGGCGTCCATGGTGAGGTCTTCGACGGTGGCCTCGCGCAGGTTCATCAGGGGGTGGGTCTTGTAGAGGGAGATCAGGCCTTCGCCGAGTCCGTCGGTCTCCACCATGAGCAGGCTGGCGTCCGCGATGTCGAATGCGCGGGCGAGGAGTTTCTGGTTGAGGTTGATGAGCTGGTTGTCGGGGGCGGTGGTGCGCAGGGCGATGCGGTTGTCGTCGATGCGGTAGTCGGTGAGGACCATGCCGGGGGCTGCGCCCTTGGGGTGGGCGATCTTTTCGTCCCAGAGGCGGTGGATGGGGTCCTGCTGGGCCTGGGCGGCGGCGTCGAGGGTGGGGCGGGCCTCGAGGAGTTTGCGGCCGGGGCCGGATCCTTCGATGAGGCTGAGGGTGACGGTGCCGGGGGGCAGGTCGAACACTCCGGCGAGTGTGGTGGGGTTGAGGTCGGGGACGGCTTCGCCCTGCGGGGCGATGACGATGCCCCAGAAGTCCCGCACGCCTTCCTGGTACTGGGTGACGTTGGTGAGCAGGGTGGTGCCGGTGGCCTTGGCGTTGGCCCATTCCCAGGCCCGGTATTCGCCGTAGGTGGCGGGCGGTGCGGGCTGGTCGGGTGCGGTCTCGAGGGCCGGCCTGCTGGCGTCCGGGTCGGGCAGGGCGGGGAGGGCGGCGTGCAGGTTGGTGGAGTGGGTGAGCGGGGTGGTGACGGCCATGAGTACGCCCCAGCCGACGGATGCGGCGTACTCCCACCAGGCGGTCCCGGGGGTGAGGAGGTCGGTGAGGTAGACGGCGGCGCCGGACAGGAACGGCAGGGCCCGCTGGCAGGCGTTGATCAGGCCGAGGCCGAGGGGGGCGTCTTCGATCTTTCCGTACAGCCAGTAGAAGGTGCCGCCGGCGACGCCGAGCGCGCCGAGGTGGGCGGGCCACAGGCCGGGGTGTTGGGGGGCGATGGTGATGCCGAGGGTGGCCGCTCCGTAGACGGTGCGCTCGAGGCGGGCGCGGCGGCGGATGCTGCGGGCGGGCACGTGCTTCGGGGCGCCCTGCTCGAGGGCGGGGGTGTTGTCGGTGGCGGCCACGAGGGGTTTCTCCTTCCAGGATGGGGTTGGCGGTTAGCGGACGGCGTTGAAGCCGGGCTTGGGCTGGGCGTACGGGGATGCCTGGCGGACCTCGTAGATGCCGCCGTACTCCGACTGGTGGGAGTCCTTGACGAACTGGGCGTTCATCTCCATCTGGTCGGCCGCGTTGGCGAGTTCACCGGAGGCTTCGGCGACGCGTTCGAAGGCGGCGGCAACCTCGATGGCCTGCGCCTGGAACCGGGTGTCGGCTCCGGCCTGGTGGAGGTGCTCGGCGAGACGGCGGGCGCGGGCCGCGTCCTGGTGCATGCGCATCTTCAGGAGGTGCAACTGCTCCTTGAGGAGGGCTGCTGCGGCGGCGAGGGCCATGATGCGCAGAGACAGGGTGACGAAGTTGAGGATGCCGCTGATAGCGCCTGCCCAGGTGGGACGGTCGGCTGCGCCGCGGCTTGCGGGTACGGGTGCGTTGCCGCTGGCGGCAGCCTCGGATCCGGTCTGGACGGAGGTCGGCTCGATGGCGCTGGTGGTGTCGTCGCTCATGGTCGCTTCTCTCAGGCCTGGTTGTGGATCGGGGCGGACGGGGTGGTCAGGCCGGCGTCGGCGGTGGCGACGTTGTAGGGCCGGTAGGCGTCGTTGAGGTCGTTGTCGGCTGTTTCGGCCATCTCGGCGGCCTGGAGGCTGGAGGTCTGCATTTCCTCGGCCATGCGGGCGACGAGGTCCATGGACTCGGCCATGCGGGCCATGGCTCCGGAGAACAGGGGGCCGATCAGGTTGTGGTTGACGGCGAGGTCCTCGGCGAACGCGAGAAGGACTTCGCGGAGTTTGATGGCCCGGGCGGCGAGCTTGTGGCACTGGTCGTGGGTTTTGAACGCGTCGTCTTTGAAGTCGCCGTATTCGTCGATGGCGTCGTCGAGGGTGATTTCTGTGGCGTGCTGGGCGTCCATCTGCCGGCCCTGGGTGAGGTGGTTCGCGGTGCGGGCGGCGTCTTTGCGGGCTTGGGCGATGACCGCGTGGGTGTCACGGCTGGCTTGCGGCATGGGGATCGGCTTCCTGGGGCGGGTGGTGCCGGGGCGGGGCGGGTTGGTGGTGGTGGCTGCGTCGAGGGCTGCGGGGCCGGTCGCGGGGAGGGCGGCCTGCCCGGTGTTGATCGCGTCCGGCTCCCACTGCTTGGCCTGCGCGCCTACGTAGTCGTCGCGTTCGACGGTGTAGGCGCCTCCTGTCGCCTGTCCGGCGGCCTGGCCTGCGTTCTCGAACGGGCTGCGGCGCTTCCGGTTTCCGCCGGGCGCACCAGCCTGTCCGTCCTGGCCGGACTGTCCGGCATTCGCACTGCCCCCGGACGCCCCCGGCGCCTGGCCGGGCCCGTGGGCGGCCTGCTGGGGGTCCGGGCCGGTGCCGCCGAAGAAGTCGCCCTTGGCGGCCTTCTTCCGTGCCCACGCCTGCGCCTTCGCCCACCGTCCGGCGTGCTGCTGGCCGCCCTGCTTGTTCTTCTTCAGGTTCGGCTTCGGCGTCTTGGGGGCCGTGTTGGTGCCGGCCGGCCCGCCGGGGGCAGCCTGCTGGGGTCCGGGCTTGTTCTTGCGGTGGCCGCGGTCCTTCCAGATCGGCGGGACGGGTCCGGTCTTGCGCTTCTTCCACCGCCGGCCGGCGGCCTTCTTCCAGTCGTGCCACAGGGCCTGGTTGAGCTTCCTGCGGTTCGCCCCGGCGGCCTGGGCCTGGATCTTGCGGGCCTTGCGGTTCTTGGCGTTCGGGGTGTTCTTGCCCGCCGGGCCCAGGCTGTTCTTCGGGCTGTTCTTCGGCGCGTTCTTCTGGTTCTTGGGGCTGTTGCCCCACAGGGCGGGGTTGTCGGGTCCGCGCTTCTGGCGCTTCTTCCAGCGGCGGGCGGCCGCCTTCTGGGTGTCCTTCTTCAGCGCGGCGCCGAGCCCGGGACCGCCCGCACCGCTGTTGCCCTTGCCGCCGCCGAGCTGCTTGCGGCGCTGCTTGTCCTGTGCGGCCTTCGATCCGCTCTGGGAGTTGCGGCGCGGGCTCTTCTTCGGCTCGAGGACGTTGCGGGGCTTCTTCTGCTTCAGACCGCCGCCCGACCCGGACCCGTTGTTGGGCCCGCGCCGGTTGCTGTTCTTCTTCGAGGAACCGCCACTGCCGCCCCCGAACAGGCCACCACCAGTCTTCGGCTTCTTCCGCCCGGCCGACGAGCCGCCGCTGCTGCCCGCTCCCCCACCGCGGCCGCGGCCACCCGAGGACTTGCCAGAACCGCCCGACCCGGAGCCGGAGCGGCCCAGCGACTTGCGGCCGAACTCCGGGCCGGACTGCACGCGCTGCTTCGCGCGCTGCTGCGCCTGCTTGCTCTGCAGGCCCTGCATGGCCAGGACGTGCTTGCCGCGCGCCTCGTCCGCGGCGAGCCGCATCTTCAGGCGGGCCTCGCGGATCTTCGCGTTCTCGGCTTCGGTGGCGAGGCGCCGCTGGCGGCGGTCGGTGAGGAAGGTGTGGGTGCCGCGCAGGGCGGCGACGGCGACGGCGAGGCAGGCTGCCAGGGACAGTGCGCCGAGGCGGGCGCCTGCGTAGCCGTCCTGATTGTCGTCGCCGTGGAAGGTGTCGGGGACGTGCCCGGCCGCCGGGGCGGGGGACGCCGCGGGTACGGGGAGGAGGGGTGCGGTCAGGCCGGGGTCGGGCAGGGCGGCGAGCGTGTCGAGGGGGCTGCGCCGTCCGCGGCGGCCCGGGCCGGCCGGGCTGGGCGTGGTGGGCGGGAAGTCGGGGCGCGGGGGGACGTCGGCGTCTGCCGCCGGCGGGGGGTCTGTGAGGGTGGTGGTGGGCGCCAGACGGAACCCGATCTGGGGGAAGTTGTAGACGCGCGCGTCGGGCTGGTCGTCGGTTTGGTCGGTCATGACGCCTCCTTCCGGGGTTGACAGGCAGTAGTCGGATCGGTCACCCTCGCGCGTGCGCGTTGCGCATGCGCATTGGGCCGGTCATCACCTCGTTTTCGGGGGGTGATGATGATGAATAGGGTCACCGTGCGTGAGCCTGGTAGAAGTCGTTGAGGTGGGCGGCAAGCTTGTTCGCGACGCTCGGGTCACCGTTCTCCAGCGCGTCCTTCGCGAACTTGCGGCACACGTTCGTCCAGAACGTGATGAGGTGCATCGGCCCGGCCTCCGCGGCCTTCGCCTGCGCGGTGTTGTAGTGCTCGGCCTGGTTCTTCAGCCGGGCTTTGGCCTGCTCTGCGGGGGTCACATGGCCTCCTGGTCGAAGAGCTCGCTGATGTGCGGGATCGGCTGCTGCGGCTGCCCGCCGCCGGGGAACGCGTAGGGCTGCGGGCTGACGTACTGGGGCGCCTGCTGTACGGGCGTGACCTGCGGGTTTCCTACCGGCTGGGTGCCGTGCAGGGCGTGCGCGGTCCTGTCGAGGGACTTCGCGACGGTCTCGTGGACGCCCGCGGCCAGCCCGAGGCGATTGCGCCGGGTCTCGTTGCGCTCCAGTTCCTTCACGCGCCGCTCGGGCAGCTCGAGGACTTCCCGCACGTAGACGGCGTTACCGGCTTCCATTTCGGCTGCGGCCCGCTCCAGGTGCCGGATCACCTTGTTCAGCCGGCGCACCACCTTCGCAGCACGCCGCCGTGCCTGACCTGCGTTTTTGTCGCCTTCGATGTGGGTGTTGGCGATGCGGGCCTGGATGATCTGTGCCATCTGCCGCATGTCGGAGGCGTCGTTGACGTACGTCTCACGCTGCTCGTCGGTCCAGGTCCGCATTCCCTGCTTGGTCATCAGGGCGTCCATGTCCATCAGGGGCTCCTTCACGTTTGCGCTGAGGGGTGGGGGCGGTGGTTCAGGGCGGTTAGAGGTAGCCGCCGTCGGTGGTGGTGCGCTGCTGCTTGGTGCGGGACAGGACGGTGCGGACGTACGCATCACTCGCATCGATTCCGTGATGCGCGAGGCGCGCCACGATCTGAGGCGCTGATGCGGTGGGGAGCGCATCGCGTACCACTCGGACTGCGGCGGCCTTGGAGAGGCCGTCGAGGTGCAGCGCCGCATCACTGGCGTGAGGCGCCACGGCGTGGGGCGCGACGGTGGGCATCTGGGGCGCATCATGGCCGCGAGCTGCGACTTCACTGACCGCATCGGTACGCGGTCCGATGCTGCGAACCGGGCTGTGGGGCGCCGGTGATGCGCCGAGGACGGTGGCCGCATCAGCGGAGTGGTGCGCATCGTCGACCTGGTGCGCATCGCCGTGATGCTGCGTGATACGCACCGCATCACCGGTGGTGAGCTCCATGGGGCGGCGGCGCATCAGTTCGCGCTGCCGGTCCTGCCGCATCAGTTCGATGTCGAAGTCGGTGGAGACTTCGGTCATAAGGAATTCGGCGCCCATCTTCTGCTGCCGCATCCGGATGCCGTGCTGCGCCTCGTCGAAGACCATGCCGCGTTCCATGCGGGCGAGGGCGTGGAGTTCGTCGTGGGTGAGGGCTGCGGGGTCGCGCATGTCGGCGAGGGCGAGGACCCAAACGGCCTTGGCACCGAAGGGGAGGAACGGTCCGGCGGCGGTCATGGCAAGGCTGTGCTTCTCGACGCCGTGCATGGCGAGGAAGGCGGCGACGACAAGGAGGGTGGCCCAGCCGAAGGCGGGGACGATGTTGCGCTGCTTCTTACCGACGGCGATTCGCAGGCCGCGGGCCTCAGCGATGATGACGGAGCCCCAGATGACGTCGGCGCCGGCGGCGACGGTGAGGGCGATGAGGCCGGTACCAAGGAGGTCGACGAGGCTCCAGGTCGTCCAGGCCAGGGAGGCCAGCGACAGGAGCGCTGCCGGGAAGAGGAGCGGCGACAGGGGCCGCTTACGGGTGGCCTGGACGGTCGTCACGGGGATCGGTGTCCTTTCGTGGGGTTCGGGCGGGTGGGCCGGGGGGTCAGACGCTGTGGTGGATGGCGGGCTCGAGGACCGTGTCGGGGGCGGTGTTGGTGGCGAGGGCCTCGAGCGCGTCGGCGATCCGGTCCAGGGCGGTGGCGGTGGCGAGGTGGGCGTGGACGTCGGCCTCGTGGAGCTGGCCGGCGCTGGGCCGGTTGAAGCCGTCGCGGGGGATGAGGGCGAGGGCGGCGTTGCGGGCGTGGTCGGTGCTCATGGGGTACGGGTGTCCTTCCGGTGGTCAGGCGGCGGGGGCGTAGGCGGCGAGCTCGGCGAGGATCTGCTGCGCGTCGATCTCGGCGGGGCTCCACTCCTCTGCACCGTGGGTGGCACGGAACTTGGGGCCGTTCAGCGGCTCGTCGGTGGTGGTGGTCGTCTGGTCGGTGGCGGCCATGGCGGGCTCCTTCCGGGTGGTGCAGGACGGGTGGTCGGTGGTGGGGGGCGGGTCAGCTGCGGCCGGTGGCGATGCAGGCGGCGCAGGTGCCGCCGTTCCAGTTGTCGAAGATCCCGCCGCAGACGCCGCACTGGCCGGAGTTCGCGACCACGTGCCATAGGCGGGTGAGCTTCTTCTTCAGGTCCTTCATGGGGTGGTGCTCCTTCCGGTGGTGCGGGACGGGTGGGGTTGCTGGTCGTGCTCGGCATCGGGCCACCGTGGTGGCTGGCCCGGCACCGGGCGCGGTCAGACCATGTCGCGGTACTCGTCGACCATGTCGGCCGTGTTCACGAGGTACTCGACGGCCTTGTTGAGGAGGACCTTTCGCTTGGCGCCCTTCGAGGTGATGGCGTCGGACAGGTACGTGACGGCGGTCTCCAGGTCCTCCGCGCCGTTGATCCCGGCGTCCGTGAGGCGATCAGCAGCGGCCGTGAGCTGCTCGATGAACACCTGCGGGGTGGTGGCGGGCTTCTCCTGGGCGACGAACGCGATGTCGTCGACGTAGGGGGCGAGAACCGCGGGGGCAATGGTCATGGGGCCGGTGGTCCTTCCTGGTCAGAGCGGGTTGAGGTCGTAGACGGTCTTGGCGATGTCGGTGCGGGGGGTGATGTAGGCGTCGTGGTCGGCGAAGTCGGCGCCCGCGGTGCGGGCCTGGTCCTGGGTGTCGGTGGGGAGGGTGCGCAGGGCGGGGTTCTCGTCGGCGTTGAGGAGCCGGGCGACGAGCGCGGCGATGAGGGCGGCCACGTCGATCTGCGTGCCGGCCGGGTCGGTGGATCCGGCGAGCATCGTCACGACGGTCTGCGTCTGGGGGATCGTCAGCCGGTCCAGCGCCAGGAGCCGTACGCCGTCGGCGATGAGGTCCAGGCCGGGGTGGAAACCGACCAGGTCATCGAGGAGGCCGGCGAGGTCGTCGTTCAGGGGCGGGACCGCGTTGTCGGCGGTGTGCACGTGCGTGCCGGGGTGCGCGGCCATCAGTCGTCGTCCTCGTCCGCGTACGGGTCGGCGATCTCACCGAACCAGCGGTCCAGCGCCTGCGTCACCGCCAGCTTGTTCACCTGCGGCTCGTTCAGGATTTCCCGGGTGATCTCCACCAGGTCCAGGCTGGTGAACGTGTCCGTGATGACCGCAGCCACCTCCGGGGTGCGCTGGGCGACCGCAGCCGCCGACCACTCCCCCGAGTCGATGACCTCGCCGACGAACCCGCCCGGGCGGGCGACGACCGCCTCCTTGATCCCGTCGGCCAGGTTCCGGAGGGCTCCATCGATCGGAGACTCGCTACCGACGTACGCGTTCTTGGAATCGATCGCGTCGGCCAGGTCTTCGGCCTGCTTGGCGGTGAGGTCGATGCTGTGGCAGCGGGCGACGTCGTCCCCGGTAACCCCAATCGGGGCGAGGTTCAGGCGGATCGTCGGCTTGTCACCGGGCTTCCGCAGTCCCTCCAGTAGGTGCAGGGCCTCGGACAGGTGCTCGATGGCCCGGTTCCGAACTGCCTTCTCCGCCTCGCAGAGCGGGCAGTCAGTAACGAAGTGCGGGGTCTTGAGGTGGCTGTGCCCGGCGTCCATGTTGCGCTCCATCACGACACCTTCTTCACGATGACGTGGAAGGAGTCGGTGGCGAGGTTCATGACGACCTCGGCGGGCTGGCCCTCGCTGCGGCGGGCGGCGGCGAACTCCTCAGCCGGCCACGAGCCGCGCGGGGCGCCAGCGGGGAACGTCTCGAGGATGCGGGCGGTCGGGGTGGTGGTCTTGGTGGCCATCACGCGCTCACCGCCAGCAGCAGACGAGCGTCGCTGGCCAGTTGCTGAAGAGGCAGATCCAGGTCGAGAGCCTCCGCCGTGTCCGCCGGGATACCGGTCAACGCGGTGAACAGCGTGTCAATGTCCCGCAGGATCGCCGAGTAGGCGTCGTCGACCGCCTTCTGTGCGGCACGCGCGGCACGGCGGTCAGCCTCCCACTGCTGACCGCTGCTCCAGGCGGCGGCCTTAGCGGTCTGCTCGGCCTTGGTGTTCAGCTCGGCCAGGTGGTACGTCGGGCCACCCAGGATGCGCAGAACGCGCAGGAGCCGGTCGCCGGTGATCGTGGTGGTGTTCGTGATGCGGTGCTTGTTCGAAGCCCAGCGGGCGAAGTCTGCCGCGAGACGATCCACGGGCAGTACGCCGGACGCGTCCTTGTGGACGAAGTCGCTGGGGTCGGCTGTGCGGGTTGCCATATGGCGGATACGATCCATAGCGGATCGGCCTCCCTGATATGTGCAGGTGGGCGGGTTCTTGTCCGTGGCGGTGTAGGAGCCGCTTCGGGACACGCGGCCCCGGTCCGGCAATTGCTGGCCGGGGTCGTTTCGTTGTGCTGATACGAGAGTCCCGCACCCCGTGGACTTTGTCAACAAGGTGCGGCATGATGAGGGAGAAGCGTTGACCAACGAGGAAAAGGAGGAGCCCCGCTTGCTGACCATTCCGGAGATCGCGGTGGACCGTGGTATCAGTCGCCAACTGGTCCACCGGATCGCACAGTCAGATCCGGCGTTCCCTCCCCCCGTGATCACGCCAGGAAGCACGCGGGCGAAGTACCCAGCCGACAAGGTCGCCGAGTTCTTCGAGAACCGGGTGATCCGTCCGGGCCGGCGTACAGACCTGGAAGCCAGGCAGAGACGGGAGGACCCGGGATCGGACGACAAGGACTGACGAGTCGTCTGCATGGCCCCTCCGGTGTCGTCGATCAGTGCTGACCCCATGCCAGCACCAGCCGCGCCCCCTGGAGTTGAGGCCGCTGTTGGCAATCAGGCCGACGACGATTTGCCAACAGACAAAGACCGCGAACAGGGCGCCAAGCCCTCCCGACAAGACGAGAGAGGAGGAAGACTCGGCGCATGACGACCTTCCCGGAACTGCTCCGTGAGTGGCGCCTGGCTGCCCACATGTCCCTTGCGGACCTGGCCCAGCGCGTCCGCTACGACCGCACGTCGCTGCACAACTTCGAGACCGGCCGCCGGCCGACCCCGCTGTGTGTGGCGGAGGCAGCGGACGAGGCGACCGGCGCGAACGGCGCGCTGGTGGAGGCGTGGAACCGGGAGGACCTTCAGCGGCGGGAGGCTGCGGCGACGCATCGGGTGAGGGCTGCGGCCCTGGCCATGACGCGGGATCTGACCGCGCTGGCAGACCTGGACATCGCCGAGCTGCAGGACGGTGTGGCCGTCACGGCGGTCGACTACCTGGCGTCTCCCCCGGGTCCGATGATGGACCGGGCGCACGTGCTGCGCGGTGAGGCGTTCGAGCGGATCCGGTCTGGGCATCACCGTCCGGCTGACCGGTCCGATCTGTACGTGGCCGCGGGCCGCCTGTCCGGGGTGCTGTCGTACGCGCTGCTGGACATGGGCGATGCGGACGAGGCGCTCGAGCACGCCACCGCGGCGGGCCGGTGTGCCGAGTTCGCCGGGGATGCCGAGCTGGCCGCGTGGGTGGCCGGGACGAAGTCGCTGATCGCTCGCTTTCAGGGCGACTACGGGCGCGCGCTGGAGTATGTGCGGGACGGCTACCAGTGGGTCGGGGCCGGGCACGGTACCGGTGAGGCGCGTCTGCGCTGCGGTGAGGCCCAGTGCCTCGCGAACCTCGGCGACTCGAGGGCCGCGAACCAGGCCCTGGACGGCGCCGAAGCCGCACGGGAACGGATCCGCCGCCCGGACACCCTGGAGGGCTTGTTCGGGTTCTCGAGGGCGAAGCAGTCCTACTACGCCGGGTCTTCGCTGATCTGGCTGCAGGGCGGGCACGACGCGGAGCGCGCGCAGCGGGAAGCCCTCGAGGCGATCGCGCTGTGGCAGTCCGGTCCGGTGGAGGAGCGGTCGCTGGATGATGAGCGGCTCGCCCACATCTACCTCGCCACCGCCCGGGTGCAGCTCGATGACGTGGAGGGCGCGGCCGATGCCCTGATCCCGGTCCTGTCGTTGCCAGTGGAAGACCAGATTTCGTGGATCGTGAAGCGCATGGACCGGGTGGCGGGAATGCTCGGTGCTCCCCGGTACGCCGGTAACCAGACCGCTTCGGAGACTGTCGAGCAGATCAACGCCCTCGCGGCGTGAGAGGAGACGAGGACAAGGTAGTGCGATCACCGCCCTGAACAGCAGAAACGGCCGCTCGGTGGCTAGACCGACGACCGTTCCCGCGCCGGCGTACTGCGAATACGACACGGCGATGACAGCCCAATCCTCTGCAAGGAAGGCAGCCGAGATGACTCTACTTGTTGGCGATCCTCTCGCGCTGCCCCCGTTCGCTCCGGGGAGGAGCGCGTTGAAGCAGCCTGATCCGAGAACGGTGGACGCCATCCCGCCCGTCGTGACGTTCGCAACCGGAGCCGACCTCTTGGTCCGCCTCGGCCTCGCGAAGAACATGACCCGCGAGGGCGTACGCCGCGTCTCCAAGCACCCCAATTGGCCGTTCGGACCGGACCGCCCGTACCCGTACTGGGACCTGGCGAACGCCGACGTCATGGAGACCGAGCCGTTCCTGAAGTTCTTCCGGGACCACCCAGTCGTGGGGCGCGGCCCGGACAAGGAGCCACGCCGCAGCAAGGCCACTGGCCAGCAATAAAGGTCGCGTACTCCGATCAGCTCAGATCGCAGCCTGAGCCCGGAAACGCCGAACGGCCGGCTAGAGGTCGCAGCGCCCCATACCGGCCGTCCAAAGCATTGCCAGCGGATTGGCGTCCACTGGCTGGCGAAGCAGCACCGTCTTAAAGCGAGGCTTCATGCCCATCGTAGAGCCTGACGGCTATACGCCAAGTAGGACCCCCGTACAGATCACTCACACGGTGCGGGGGCGAAAGTGACGATCAACCCCCGTGCGACCCGGCGCGGCGGCCGTCTGGACTGGGTCAAGTTCGACTACGACCTGGCCCGGGACGGAAGCGTCGACCCGACTGACAAGGCCCTGTACGCGGCCATCGCATCGTTCGTAGACCTCGAGACCCGGGAATCCCCAGAGACCACGGACGTGGATCTGAACGGCATCCCCAGGGACGTCCCGACACGGAAGCGGCTTGCTGCGTGCATCGGGCGGTCCCTGGACACCGTGGACCGCTCCACCAAGAGGCTCGAGGACCGCGGCCTGCTGCGCGTGCACCGGCAGGAGGACCCCGACAACCCGAAGTTGAGCCTGCCGAGCGAATACGAGCTGCTCGATCACGAACTCTGGGATCAGCGGGCAGCAGAAAGGGCTGCGAATCGGGCGGCACGTCGAGGTGAGAAGGGTGGCCGCATGGATGCGGCTACCCCCGGCCGCGCCAGTGCGGCTACCCCTGGCCGCATGGATGCGGCGGTAAAAGATGAGAGAGAAGTAGAAGAAGAGAAGGGTGGAGAGAAGGGAACTGACGGCCGGAGGCCCTCTACAGGTAGTAGGGGTTCGCGTGCTGGCGGCTCCGCCGCGTCCGGCAAGACGAAGCCCTCATTTTCCCGAGAGCAGCGTGGCCACTACGACGCGTTCGTGAAGGCCCTCCCTGCCCCTCTGGCCGCCTTGGTGCCGAGGGGGCTGCCGGATGCTCTGGTGCGGGCCGTTCTGGCTGCTGTGGACATCAGCAGTCCAGAGGGGCGGACTGTGGAGCAGCTGGTGGAGTACCGGTTGATGCCGAAGTGGGATCGGTACTACAGCTCCCGGGACCAGGCCGGCCCGATCGAGAAGCCGGTGGGTGTGCTGGTGGCGATGCTGCGTCGGGATGCCGAGTGCGGGGACGCCCGGTGCGACGAGCGGACGAATGTCGACACGGGGCAGGCATGCAGCGCGTGCGAGATGCGGGCTGCGGACCGGCGTGCCGACCGCGAGAGGGAGCGGCAGGCCTCGGATGCGGCCGTGGTTCCGGCGGCCGTTCCTGGACCGCGCGCAGCCGCTCCCAGGGCGACGGCGGTTCCGGCGGTGAAGGTTGCGCCCGTGGTGGTGGACCCTGCGTCAGTTCCGCTTGGGAACTACCGAAGTGGTGCGCAGATGGCCCGGGCGGGAATGGTCGACAAGGCTTACCGGCCAAGGTGACCCCCGACACTGCCCATCTTGTATTGCGTACGTAATAGAAGATGGGTAGTGTCTTACCTGTCCCCCCGGGTCCTGACCGACTCTCCTTGGACCGACAGAAGGTCAGGACCCGGTACTACCGCCCTAGTTACGCAAGTACCACTCAGGCGGGCATGGCGAAAACCCTGCACTACAGCCCTCGTCATGTCTGCCTGGAGGTACACCCATGTCTGAACCGCGCCCCAACTTCGACCAGAACCCGACCCCCCGCCTCGGCATCATCGCCCTCGCCGCCCTCTACCTGCTGATCCGCCTGATCGGAGGACAACCCGAAGACGCCGGCGCCCTCACCGCACTGGCCAGCCCCCTACTCGCCGTCCGCCTCTAGCCAGGGCCCACCCGACACCCCCCGGGTGGGCCCTCTTCGTGCGCCTAGGCATTCGACTCACTCGAGGACTTCCAGGCCGCTCGAGCATCACAATCTGAAGCAGCACCCACCCACGAAACGGAGACCGATGATCCCCGCCGATGGATCGCACTACGTCCACTACGAGAAGAACAACAACGGCTACGTCCCCACGCTGCCCGTTGTCGCCTGGGACGACGACGGCTTCCCTCTCGTCATAAAGAGGGGCATGCTGCGCCGCGCCTCCGACCTCGGCAGCGTCACCGGCATCCATCAGAACCATGCCGCGGTCGTCGGCGCCGTACCGGGTGGTGGCTGGCTGATCGACTGCACCGACAGCGAAGGCAACTCCTGGACGACGCCGATCCTCGCCTGGACGATCCACGCGGACACCACGGCAATACCGCTTACGTCGGACAGCGACGGGGTGACCAGCGATGCGACGGAAGGCCTCGAGTCTTACCGCATCTACCACCCGGACATGACGGATGTTCAGAGCGGCGAGTAGCCAGCTGCTCAGGGCCCGGCCATCACCCCTCCGGTGGCCGGGCTTTCGCCTGCCTACCCGAGGGCGCCGACTCCCTGTGTGGTGACCTCCATCAGGTCAGGGTTCGCGCCGTCCGCCGGCACCACGATCCGGATCAGGTTCAGGTCGTACAGCCGCAGCATCGCCCCGTACAGGCCGAGCTGGAGTTCCGTCCACGCCTCGCGCTTCGGGTCGTCCTCCGGGGCGTCAGAGTCGAATGTGGGCGGGTGGATGGTGTGGAAGAAGTCGGACGGTGCAACCGGCTCTTTGGCCTGGGCGACGAGTTCGAGGAGACGTCGTTCGTCGGTGTTCAGCGTCATGCCGGACAGCGTATGCGGGTGCCGAGGGCCGCTGTACGCCCCGTGGGGCGTCTCGAGGACGCTTGTGCCACCCGATCCCCCGGCGTCCCGGCCGGTTCGCGCTCTACCCCCGCCCAGCCCGCTCGTTGACCCTCGAACCATGGGCGCTGGGGAGCAGCTCAACACGTGTGAGGGATGCGGGAAGCCGGACGGGCATGCCCGCCGGGTCCGAGACCTCGGGTTGAAGAATCCGCTCGCACTGTGCGGGGACTGCCTCGAGCACGCCCTGCGGTCGTGGGCGGGTGCCGATCCGGTGCCGTTGACGACGTCGGAGGTGGAGCGGGCGGCCGCGGCGGGGATGGATCCGCGGATGCTGCGCCGGCGCCTCGACACCGCCCGCACGGGCGATACCGCCTGAACCGGGCCAGGTGTCCGGTTCGCGTTCTACCGGCTGACGTTCGGCGCGCGCATTCTGGCCGCGGGGAAGCAGCAGGCGGAGGGGGCGGGGATGGCGAAGCGACGGCGGCCGCAACCACGAGACAACCGGGGCCGGTTCACGAAGACGGGCTTTCCGTTCTGGCTGGCTGTTCTGGTGGCTGTGGTCCTGGTGGCCTACGTCGTCGGAAAGTAGCTGGCCCCGGAGCGAGGGGAAAGCTGGTCGACCGCCCTCAGGCCCTACGGCCTCGGGGCGTCGTCATGCCGCGGTGTCGTCGTCCGCGGCAGTTGGCAGCTCGGTGTGGCCCTCTGACCAGTCGTTCACCCAACCGCACGGCGAGCAGGAGTAGCGCCCGTTGATCCCGTAGATCTCTGTGCCGCAGCGTCGGCAGGCCGTCGTGGTGATCTCCTGCCCGCTCAGGAATTCCGCGGCCGGCGTGCGCGGGGATGGGGTGGCTGTCATGGGCGGGAGCCTATCGTCGGGGCGGGCGCGGTACCGGAGATGGGGCCGCATTGCGGGCATGACCAGGAGCCGTCGGGGCCTTGCTGGGCCTGTCCTCCGCAGTTCGGACAGTTCACGGTGTCCACCATCCTTGGTTCGCGTTGTCGGGTCTCTTGAGGATCCCGCGGGAGGTGTGCGGGCGGTAGGTGGCGGGGCCGGTTTGGGCCGCCATCGGGGCGCGTCGGGGCGGGGGTTGGGGGGCTTCCCCTCCCCGTCTCTTGTATTGCGTACGTAATAGAAGATGGCTAGACTGGCCCCACACCACACCACACCCCCGACCCAAGGCCGGGGCAATGCCGTGCCCGATCCACGCCAGGCTGGACCTGGACCCGCCTCCCCGCCCCTGGAGCAACCCCATGACCGAAACCCCGCAGCCGCGCACTGACATCGACGACCTTCAGGCGCGCGCCGAAGCCTGTGCCGAGGGCGACTGCCCGCACGCCTACCAGGCCCGCAAAGCCGAACGCGAAGCCGAACGCGAAGCCGCTGGCTACCGGCACGAGCTGGAGGGCCTGGCGGACTACCTCGAAGACCGGGACGGCATCGACCCGGCCGTGGCCGTCACGCTGCGCGGCATTCTCGCCCGCGCCCTGGACCGCTGACCTCGTGACCTCACGCAGGACGGTCAGCCCCGGGGCGGGGCTGACCGCGGAAACCACCCAACCACACCGATCAAGGAGCAGCCTCGTGAGGCGTACCACGTGTTCCTCGTGCGGAGGTTCCCGCCCGCTGGCTACCAAAGACTGGTGCCACACCTGCTACCAACGATGGGTCCGTCACGGTCGGCCTGAGGGTGGGCCTCCAGCTCCGAAGCCTCTCCAGCCGTGCGGCACGGATGCTGCCTATCAACGACACGTCGCATACGGCGAGCCGATCGACGACGCCTGCCGGGACGCACGCAACGCCGCCCAGAATCAGCGGCGCGCCAAGCACCGCGCGGAGTCCAGCAGCCGCGGCCGGTGGACGGATGAGCAGACCCGAGCTACACGTGCCGTAGCCATCGCCACCGCTGACAGTCCGACAGACCGCCGTCTCCTGCTTGAGGTCTTGGGGCTTGTGCCCGCTCTGGACACGGCTGCCACCGGCCAACGCGTCGCATGACCACGAGCACGGCCGCCCCTGTCGGAATCAGGGGGGCCGGCCCGGACATCCTCTCGCACGATCAAGGAGCCACACCATGACCGACCCCCGCATTGCCGTCCTGTCCGCCCTGTCCTCGCCCGGCTGGCATCCCGTCCCCGAAGCGCATGGCATGCCGTGGGATGAGGCCGAGCAGCTGCTCGCCGCCTACGACGCTTCCCGAGCTGCCGCTGCACCGTCTGCGCCCGCCGACCGGGCGGCCGTGCTGCGGGAGGCCGCCGACATCGCCGACCGGCTGATGGATGAGCGGTACGGACCGGACTGCTCCTACGCGATCGGCGGCGAGGACGTCGCCCGCGAGCTGCGCCGCGTGGCCGACGAGGCGCAGCAGCCCGAGACGCAGGCCGACGACGAGCCGCCCTGCACGTGCGCCGCCGCCGGGGACTGCTTCGCCCCGGCTGGCCACTACGCCGACTGCCCCGCCGCTGTGTCCCAGCCCGGCAAGGAGGCCTGATCGTGGCCGTCGCCGACCGGAAGAAGCTGCTACGCCAACTCGAAGGCCGCATACGGCGGGGCATCGCCCTCACCGACACACGCTGGCAGCTCAGGGACACCGGCATGACAGCAGACGAACTGTGGGCGTTCGAACTGCCGATCCGACGCCGCATCCGCGAGGAACGAACAGGAAGGAAGTCCGCGTGACCACCACCCAGGCCACGATCCCGGCCGTCGTCACCGAACCCGAACTCACCGCCTGGCTCGTCCAGGAACTCGGCCCCCACGTCGAGGACGACTACCAGGCCGCCCGTCTCCTCCTCAACACCTTCGACCTCGCGGCGAAGGAGGGCAACAGCCTCAACAACCCGCACCAGATCGCGAACTGCATCGCCTCCACACCCAGCACCGACGGGCCGTGGACCCCGGTCGACACCGCCGCGGCCGCGAAGCCCCTGCACGAGACCTACCGGATCACCCGGAAGCCCGCCAACCACGCCCAGGGCCTCATAGACCTCCCCATGCCGGTGGTCGTGTCCCGGCACCAGTGCCCGTTCTGCCGCCGCTTCACCCGCGCCCGCCTGGAGCAGGTCCAGGACCACATGACGCGCTGCTGGCAGAACCCCGGCCTGCGCTGCTGCAAGACCTGCACCCACCACCAGGACGGAAGCCACCCCGAAGACGACGAGTCCTGCACCCACCCCGACGGGCCGGAGTGGGAGGACTACCGATTCCCCGTCCTGCACTGCCCGCTCTGGGAGAAAGAGGCCGGCCGTGACTGACGCCCTTCCCGAGTTCCTTGTCACCTACCTGATGGAACGGGACGCCCAGCGCGCCAACGCCGTAGACGCGACGCTCGCCTGCCTGACCGAACGAGAGCGCCGTCTGGTTCGCGAAGCCGCTGTCATGGGCTACGTCCAGGGCCGCCGGTACCTGACGGGTGACGACCATCCCAAGGACTCCGCGGTCCTTCATCTCGTGGTCGACGCTTGTCTGGCAGCCCCCGACCTGTACCCGGTCATCACCGGTGTTCAGCCGTGCGGCGAGTGTCGTCACCCGGAGTACAACCACCGCGACGGCGAAGACCCCGTATCGCCCGGCGTCTGTCTCCAGTGCGAAGCGGAAGGCGCCGAGGAAGCGCACCACGACTACGCGGTTGCGGCCGCTGGTGAGTGACGTGAAGCGGTGTCGTGTCTGTGGCCGTCCTCTGCCCCGCAACCGGACTGGCATCGGCCCGGTCTGCGCACGCCGCCTGACCGGGCCCACATCACGCCGATCCAGCCGGCCCGCACCCGTACCGCACGCCCCCGACATCCCGCCCGGGCAAGACGCCCTGGCCCTTTTCGAATATCAGCCGACCCTCTGGAGTCTCTGATGAAGCCGCCCGTTCCCTACTTCGGAGGCAAGGGACGTATCGCCCCCTGGATCGCCAGCCTGCTCCCCCAGCACCGGCACTACGTCGAACCGTTCGCCGGAGGCCTCTCCGTCCTCCTCGCCAAGCAGCCCAGCCCCATGGAAACGGTGAACGACCTGGACGGCGAACTGATGACGTTCTGGCGCGTCCTCCGCGACCGCCCCACCGAACTGATCCGCGCCTGCGCCCTCACCCCGCACTCCCGCGCCGAGCTCACCGCCACCTGGGACCCCACAGAAGACGACCTCGAGCTGGCCCGCCGCATCTGGTGCCGCCTCGCCCAAGGCCGCTCCGGGACCCTTCGCAACACCGGATGGCGCTTCTACATAGACCCGGCTGGCTCCGCAACGTCAATGCCCGGCTACCTCGAGGCCTACGTAGACCGGCTCGCGGCCGCCGCCGAACGCCTCCACCGCGTATCGCTCGAGAACATGCCCGCCCTCGAACTCATCGCCAAGTACGGCAAGCAGCCCGACGTGCTGCTCTACATCGACCCGCCCTACTTGGGCACGACCCGCGGATGGGGCAACAACTACCGGATGGAGATGAAGGGCGACGACGAACACCGCGAGCTCGCGGCCGCGCTCCGCGAATGCCGCGCCTCCATCGTCCTCTCCGGCTACGACAGCCCCCTCTACACCGAGCTGTACGAGGACTGGTACCGGGTTAACCAGGCCACGATGACCGGGAACGCCAAGGAGGCGAAGGGCCGCACTGAAGTCCTGTGGTCCAACCGTGTGCTGGCCGGACGGCTGTCCCTGTTTGACGACACCCTGCTGGCGTGAACGACGTGATTCCCGCCGTGTGTATCGCCGGAGTGGTGTGGGGGCTCACGTACCTCGCGACCGTCGACTGGATCCACCCCGGCACCCGCACCCCACCCGAGAGGACCCGCCCGTGACCGACAGCATGGCCGCCCGGGTCCGCATAGCACTCGCCGCCGCAGGCCCCACCGTGGTGCCCGCCATGTTCAGGGACGCCTACCAGCGCGGCGGCACTCCCACCCACACGCACCTGGTCGCCATCGCGGCCGCCGCCGGCACTACCCCGATATGGCTGATGACCGGCTGGCCCGCAGCCCACGCCATCAACGCCCTCGAGAACAAGGAGCCCACCACGTGAGCGAGCAGATCGACACCCAACGCCGCGATCGGTACGCCGAAGCGATCAGCCGCGGCATGTCCGGAGCTGGCGAACGGGTCAGCGTTCGAACCGCAACTGTGCAGGAGACCACCGAAGCCGTGATGGCTGTCGCGGACGCGGAACTGCACCGCATGGTCAACGAGGCGCTGCTCAACCAGCCTGCCCTGCGCACCTGCCTCGTGCCTGGCTGTCTGCGCCAGTACGACGCGATGTCCTGCATGGCCGGCGACCCGCCTCCGCGCCCCGAGTGGTCCGGGACGGGCTGGGCCACGCTCGGATCCGGCACGATCTTCCCCGCGGGCGGGCACATCTGCCCCGACCACAAGCAGTTGGTCACCGACCATCTGCCCCGCCGCGTGAAGCTCC